GAATTTTACCCTGAGTGGGTAAAGATGATGGAAGCGTGTAAATACAAAGATGGCGGGATATACATCCGTCATAATGTAACACATTGCGATAATTGGCAATCCCCTGATAACTTCATCGGTATAGCTTGTAGCAGTGCCGTGTTTAATCATCCCGCATTCTGTAAGGACATTGTGGAGTATGGGCAGAAGGACAGGGGATACAAGTTAAAGGATCTCTTAGCTGAGTTACCTGCCACTACTTGGACTAAGATAGCCGGAGCAGTACTTGGATGGATGCCCTTGTACTATGTGTACAAATGGGAACCTGACCATAAGCTGCAACAGTGTTGGCTAGGTAGACAGTTAGGTCTTATTGCTGTCATGAAATGGGCGGCAGGTATGAGTCCGTCCTTCATCGAGAAGGTAGTACATTGTATCTCCCTTATCATTGCTTGCACCAGTGAGTACGAGAACATCAAGAATGTTGACCCCGCTAACCTTGGGTGGATGTGCGTCAATGTCGCCAAGGGTAAGTCTTGGTGGTGCGACCTAGTAGGCAAGTACTTCATGTACAAGGTTAAGAAGAAGTATGAAGGATTAGACTTCGGAGCCATATATTGGCCTAAGAACACTGCCCATCCCAATGCTAAACATTTCGTCTGGGAATAATATCTAGAATTTTAACAACTAGAAATATGAGTCAAGATTACTCGGTAATAGTTTGTAAGGTCTGCGAGAAGGAATGTAAGCGATACTTCGCTGGTCGTTATCCCAATGGCAAAGATAAGCGTTGGATTGACGGTAATGGGCGAGAGTTTAGTGGCAAGGTATGTCCTGACTGTCATGCCAATAAATGCGCCAAGCGTGTCGCAAGTAAAAGGGCCAGTAAACGGAGGGTAACAATGTATGTGGGTTGAACCTGAAGAATTAGAGCGTATAGGATATTTAGCTCAAACTGATGACAAACTTTTGGCTATGCTTGTCGAATGGAACGACACAAGAGATTGGGGAGAACAGGACATGATACTCTCCAAAATTGTCCATTACGTTAAAGAAAAAGACCAAAATGAGCAAGCAGGTTAAGTCTTATTGCAATAGCGATGAGTGTTTGTTTAAGCCAGTAACCTTTAATACCTTCGAGTATATGTACTGTTCAGTATGTAAGTGCGAGGTAGAAGATGATTTGGTGGAGTACAAAGCTAGACGCAAGGCATACAAAGAATCGGCTAATATCAACCCGCATATGAAACAACAAGACGGGGATGATACTGACGATACACAAGGCGATTTGTTTGATGTTTGGTCTGGAGTTTAAACTTTAAATACTCTGAGCGGTCTGTCAGATCTTGTACCGATATCTAAATGACACCAAGTAGGAGTAGCTGCGGTGTCTTCCATCCATAACTCATACTTCTTCAACAAATCAGGACGAGCTAAGATTTTGTGCGCAATGTCATGCTTGGCATCCTCGAGATCCACAGCTTTACCAGTCATGTGTAAACTCTTTTTAGCTGCTCCCTTAGTGGCAGCATTGACTGCTGATGGCCTGAATCCAGAAGATACCTTGGCTTCAGTGATGCCCAAATCTTTTAATAGTTGATTGACTTTGTTAAGTAATATTACTGCGTTGTCTTTCACCTCTTTGGTGAGTTCGTCGCTTTTTAAGCGATCCTTGTATTTACCAGAGGCCGTAATGTAGTCTTCTAAATTAATCACTTCTTTTTCCCTTCTACGCACACCACAGGAACACCCTATCCATCCGGGATATTCAGGTAGCGGTCTAAAAAATCCCGAACATAAATGGCATACTTTGTTCAGTGTCACATAATAAGTTGTTAAATCAGTCAGGAATTAATCTAGAAAATAAATTCCTATATTTTAACAACTATTGATAGGCGCATTAAGCAATGCCTACAGCGATAAATATCGTAATAAAATATAGAGGATCACGCTGAAGTACGCCTAAAACAATTGGGAGATATAAAGACATGGAAAAAGTTAAATTTTTACCGATAGGACTTCTTTGCGTTTACGTTTTAAAACTTATTGTTTTCGGTACAAGCTTTCCTGAGATGGGTGTTGTGTTCGCTCTTACCGCTTATGTTGGAATGAAAGACTACATGGATAAACATAAGAAGGTACAAGAGATGAGTGACATCATCATTAAACAAAATGAAGTAATTTCAAAAATGGTAGTGGAAGTAGATGCCATTAAAACGTCCATGGTGGGACTTAAAATGAACCAAGGGTTCAAGAAAGTCGTATAATGAGACAAATAGGTAAAGCATTAGCATCGGTATTAAAACAGTCAAAACCAGAAGAAGCACCGGAAGTTGGTAGTGCAGTGGCTTCGGCAATGCCGGAAAATCAAATGCCAGTGACTACTTTACCTAAGACTGGGGAACTTAGAATACCAAGTAGAGATATGCCTTCTTTACCTCCGGGATTTATCGGAAAAGATGGAAGAATTGTAACACGTCCAGTAAGACCACCAGAAGGCATTAATCCTCCTAGAAGATTACCTTTCCCTTTTAGAAGAATTAGAAAATTTTTAGGTCAAAGATAATGGATCCAGATATTGGACTAACAGAAGAAGAGATAGAAGAACAAAGACGAAAGATCGGCGATCCTCGTCGCATCTATACTCGTTCTGACGAACAATATCCGGATGCTCGCTTCCGTCCGTCTTATGTCGATCCCTCGATGGAGAAGCCTGTATATGCAGGTATGGCAGGTGGCGGAGCCGAAGAATCCGAGATGAGTCCTTTAGATTTTGTTCCTGAAGCTGCTGCTGTGGGTAAGATGGCAGCTAAAGGATTTCCAGCCATTATGGGAGCATTGAGAAGTAAACCCGGAATAAAAGTAATGCCATCTTTTGCTGAAGATTTAGCGGAAAAAGAAGCCGCTCAATTTGAAGCAATAAAAAATGCCTCTGACATTAGCGAACTTCGTTATCCTGATTTAGTAAAATTGTACAACGAAGCGAAAAGCAAAGCTGTGGATAAGAATAAATTTCCCACTTTATCAGAATACATAAAAACTAAACTTTTAGTAAAATAATTTATGAAAGACATTGCAGATTTAGAAAAATCATTTAACGAGCTACAAAGTTATAGCGATAGCCAATTCAAGTCTATTGTCGAACTTAAAAAGCAAATAAAGAAGCTCGAAGAAGAAAATGCCAGTCTTAAAAAAATGATGGAAACTAATTTGCCTACTCTGTCATTTGATGGATTGGGAATTAGCAACGAGCAGCTTATTTGCGAAACACAAATTACTATTCTTAAAGACAAAGCCATTACTCGTGAGTTGACTTTCGAAGAGGCAAAAAAATTCGCCATTTTTACCGAAGTTTTAGACTCGTTAAAGAAAAGCACTCAGTCTTCGGATGTGAGTGTTCAAAAGTTATCAGACGAGGATCTTTTGAAATTAGTGGGTGGAAACACGGATGTCAGCCAAGCATAAGATTGATGCTAAATTAGCAAAAGAAACGCTATGGCGAAGAGGTCATTTGTCATGGCTTCTCGATGCTAATCAGAAACAATTGTATGATTTGTACTACAATACCGAACATCGAGTGCAAACTTGGTTGCTCGCTCGTCGTTCTGGTAAATCGTATGCCCTTTGTGTATTAGCCATCGAAACTTGTTTGAAAAAACCCGGAGCCATCATTAAGTTCCTCGCTCCAACACGGGTACAGGTTAACTTGATTATTCGTCCGTTGATGAGAAAGATATTGGAATCTTGTCCTGACGATTTAAAACCTGAATACAGGGCTAAGGATAACATTTTCTACTTCCCGAATGGTGCGGAGTTGCAGCTCTCGGGAACGGATGGAGGATCTGCGGAACGGCTAAGAGGGGGCGATTCTGACCTAGCTATCGTAGATGAAGCGGGAAGCTGTACTGACCTCAAATATTGCGTAAAAGATATCTTACTTCCCACCACTCTTATCACTAAAGGTAAGATTCTTCTCGCTTCTACTCCACCGGAAGATGCTGAACATGACTTTGTAGACTTCATCGAAGAGGCAGAAGCTCGGGGTTCCATCGTAGTCAAAACGATTGACGACAATCCCCGCATCGAAACTGCGGAAAAAGTAAAACTCATTGAAGAATTGGGTGGCCCAAATAGCGAATCCACTCTTCGAGAGCTTTATTGTAAGATGATAAAGTCAAAAACCAATTCGGTAGTGCCGGAATTTACCGAAGAAAAGATACCAGAAATAGTATCTGACCAATTTACTCCCCCTCCATTCTATGATGCCTATGTGTCTATGGACTTGGGGTACAAAGATTGGACCGTTGTGTTGTTTGCTTATTACGATTTTAAGCTCGATAAAGTGGTGATACAGGACGAAATCGTCACATATGGCACTGAAATGTACCTCGATAAGCTTGGCGCACAGATACTGCTTAAAGAGAAGCAGTTATGGACGAATCCCATTACAAGCGAGTTACAAAAGCCAAGAAAACGGGTTAGTGACCACAATCTTATTGCCATTAACGAAATCAAAAAAGCTACAAATTACCAAATACACTTCGAATTGGCGCAAAAAGAAGCAAAACACGCAAGTATTAACAACCTAAGAATGATGGTAAATGCCAATAAGATATTGATACATCCCAGATGTGTCACATTGATACGGCATTTGAAGAACGCTAAGTGGGCTTCTACTACAGCCAAGGATACGTTTGCTCGGTGTCCCCAAGGGTCACATTATGACGCAGTGGATGCTTGTGCGTATTTGCTCAAAGCTATTGATTTTAAAAGGAATCCTTATCCAAAGAACTATGGAATGAATTTTAGATCAGAGGATATGTTCGATAATTTAACAACTAAGACTATAGAAAAAGAAAATGTTTATAGAACCATCTTGAACATGAAGGGTAATAGAAATGGCAGATCCTCTAAATATTAATGACGACAAAAGTTCATTAGAAAAATACTTTGCTGCGGAAGATGCAGAGCGTTTGGCGAATATTTGCTTAAATAAAGCATCGTCATTTTATAACATTCTCACCATGAACTACTATCTGGATAACTTAGTCCGGATGTGGCTTTATTATCATGGACAATACAACGCCACCATTGCTGGTGACTCACATCGTGTGTCGTTTATGGGCGAGGAAGGCGAGCTTGTAGGTCTTCCAGTAAACCATTTCCGAAACATTGCTCAGCATATGCTCAATATGATTACGGCTAACCGTCCTACGATGGAAGCAAGGGCCGTAAACACTGACTATAAGTCTCTTTCTCAGACATATCTTGCTAACGGCATTCTCGATTACTACATGAGAGAGAAAAAGCTTGAGGAAGTTATCCGCAAGGCAACAGAAATGGCCATCGTTCTTGGTGCAGGATTCGTCCGCATGGAGTGGAACGCTACTGCCGGTGAACTTTATGACTTCGATCCGGAAACTGGCGAGAAAAACTTTGAAGGAGAGCTGGAATTCAGTAATCTTTCTCCGTTTGATGTCGTGTTTGATGGAACCAAGGAAACTTGGGACCACGAATGGATCATGATACGCACGTTTCAGAATAGATTCAATTTGATGGCTAAGTATCCCGAGCTTGCTGAACGCATCGGTAGAATGCCAACAAAAAATTATGCTTCTCAGTATCGTCTTTCTGTATTTTCCAACGACAATACCGACGATATTCCTGTGTATGAGTTTTTCCACAAGAGAAGTGAAGCCCTTCCTGAAGGTCGTTATGTAATGTTCTTAGATGACGATCTTGTATTGCTCGATCTTCCGCTCCCATACCGTGATATTCCGGTATACCGTATTGCTGCAGGAGATTACATGGGTACTCCATATGGATATAGCCCAATGTTTGATGTATTCCCGCTTCAGGAAGCAGCAAACTCTCTTTACAGTACTATCATGACCAACCAATCAGCCTTCGGTGTACAGAATTTGTTTGTACCTCGTGGTGCTGACTTGGACATTAACTCTCTGGAAGGTGCGTTGAACATTCTTGAGGGTAACGCTAAGCCTGAACCTCTCAATCTGACTCAAACTCCTGCCGAAGTTTTCAAATTTTTGGAAATGATCATTCAAGGCATGGAAACCGTGTCAGGCGTTAACTCCGTCACTCGTGGTAATCCGGAAGCTTCTCTTAAATCCGGTACGGCGTTGGCATTGGTGCAGTCAATGTCTTTACAATTCATCTCTGGATTGCAAAACAATTATGTAAAACTCATCGAGGATGTTGGAACAAGCCTCATTAATATTTTAAAAGACTATGCGAAAACTCCAAAGACAGTAGCATTGGCAGGAAAGAATAATCGTTCTTTTCTCAAGCAATTTACTGGCGATGAAGTGGGAGCTATTAATCGTGTAATTGTAAGCGTTGGTAATCCGCTTGCCCGCACCACTGCAGGTCGTGTGCAAATGGCAGAACAAATGCTTCAAATGGGTCTTATTAAAAATCCCAAGGAATATTTTGAAGTCATCAATACTGGTTCTATCGACAGTATGTGGGAAGGTGACATGAATGAAATTCTCTTGATTAAAAAAGAGAATGAAATATTAATGAGCGGTAATCCCGTGATGGCAGAATTACTCGACCAACACGCACAGCATATCATGGAACACCGCACTGTAATGGCCGATCCTGATCTTCGTATGAATCCCGAGCTTAGGATGGTAGTCCAACAACACATACAGGAGCATATCGATTATCTTCGTAATGTTGATCCTGATTTGCTCATGCTTACTGGACAGCAGCCATTGCAGCCCCCTATGCCGCCTATGCCAGAGGGAGGGCCGATGCCTCCTCCTCCGGGCGGTCCTATGGGGTCACCTCCTCCTAACGCAGGACCAATGCCGCCTATGCCTCCAATGCCTCCTCCTCCACCAGCTCCTCCTGCTGCCGGACCAGTAGGGCAACCGGGAGATCTACAAGCGTTGTTGAGACAACCAAGTGGAATGCCGCCTAATCCGCAAGATTTAATTACCGGACAAGGCAGTACTGGAGGAGAAATGATACCGGGAGTTCCTAAACCTCCTGCGCCTTTCCAAAACTTGCCAGTAACAGCTCAGGATATGTTACCGCAAAGTTAATAACTCGTGGTAATTATTTAACAAAATAATAAGATAAGGAATTTTAACAACTACCAATATGGCAGAAAAGAAAAAGTTTCAGTTTAAAAAAATTCATAAGTCTTTGAAGGGCGGACTTACGGAAGCTGGACGTAAAGCTTATAATCGTGCCACAGGTTCTAATTTAAAAAAACCACAGCCCGAAGGTGGATCTCGCCGAGATAGTTATTGCGCAAGATCATTAGGACAAAAGAAAATGCACAATGTTGATTGTACTAAAACCCCAGAAAAGCGTTTGTGTTTAGCTCGCAAGCGTTGGAAATGCTAAAGGAACAAAATGTCTCAACCTATTTTAACAAGAAATTTAAAAGTATTTGATTATACTACTGGCGCAAACACCTCCAGAGATTCATCAGCAATCGATATCAGTGATTGTACAATAATCGGTGTACAAGTAATTACTACCGGAGCAGCAGGTGCTACTGCCGGTTCTGTTAAATTGCAAGCTTCTTGCGATAGCGGCACTACATGGTCTGATATAGGCACTGCTCTTTCAGTACCGGCAGCATTTACTAACGGAGTAATCTCACTAGCAGATGTTGCATATCCGCTTGTGCGTGTTTCATTTACTGCTCTTAGCGGCGGTGGAGCTGCTCTCACTAGCTTGCAAGTGTATGTTGTAACAAAACAACCTGCATAGGAGGTAGTTATTCCAGCTAAAAGTAAGGCGCAATATCGCCTAATGAAAGCAATAGAGAATAATCCGAAAGTAGCAAAACGAATCGGTATGTCTCAAGAACAAGCAGCGGAATACACCAAAAGTAACGTAGGCAAGAAAAGATTTAGTAAGCTGAAAGAAAAATTAGGTAAGAAATAATGGGCGCAGGTAATAACGGAAGAGTACACCATATAAATACGGTTACGCTGATGAATAACATCAGTGCTGCTTCCAATTTCACCTCCGCATACAGGATTTTCTGCCCCTACTTGTGCGCTGTACACCGAAGGAAGTAACGATGGAAATACTTGGTCTATTGTTGATAGCTTTATTCCTTCTGGTACTACTGGATCTCGCCTTTTAAACGTAGAGAAGGCAGCTTACGCTTATGTACGACTCCGATACACTCAATCCGGCGGAGCAGGTAATATCACTGCTACGCTAAACGGTAAGGTGGATTAATGAGTTTTCGTAATATTAGAGATGAAGGCATACAGCGAGTAGCTACGGCAGCGGAGAGATTACTTCTTCTCCCTACTGATGGCACTGTTGTAGTGCAGCTCGATAATCATACTTTATATATTTACGACGAAACTACCAACACATGGGTAGTACTAGGCACTGGAATTGGCGGATTCGCTTTCGGCGTTGTTCAGCCAGACACAGGAACTTCACCTACTGCCGATACATTAAGCGACACTTTAACTCTTACTTCTTCTGATACCAGTTTAAGTGTTGCCGGAAATGCACTTACTGATACTATTGATATTACTTTGTCGAACTCCGGAGTAACAGCAGGTTCTTATTTGGTAACAGGTGCTACCATTGACTCTAAAGGTCGTGTGACCG